GAAAAGCCTCGTGGCCGTGGTCGCGGTCGTGACCGTGATGAAGAGGAAGATGAGCCTAAGTCTTCCCGCCGCCGCCGCAGCACCCGCGACGACGACATTGCATAAAAGATTGGCCCCTTCGGGGGCCTTTCTAACCTCTGAGGAATGATCATGGCCCGCAAGAAACAACGCCTAGTTTGCGACGTTGAGATATATATCAACTATTTTTTATGCGCCTTCCGTGACATTGACACGGGGGAAGAGTTCGGCGTTGAGACCACATGGGATCCGCTATCCAAAAAAGACCGTCTTTTTCTGCGTGATACGATGCGCGGCAACACCATCATCACTTTTAACGGCATTAACTTCGACATGCTCATCATCACGATGGCCATCGCTGGTTCTGACACTGCTGCCATGAAGGAAGCTGCCAGTCGAATCATCGAAGATCAGGTGAAATACTGGGAACTTGAGAAAGAATACAAAGTCAAGGTGCCCCGCGATCTGGACCACATTGACCTCATCGAAGTCGCCCCCGGCAGTGCCAGCTTGAAGATCTATAACGGTCGGATTCATGGACGCCGGATGCAAGATCTACCCATCGAACATAGCGCCACCCTCACCCGCGCTGAGATCGACGCGACCTATGATTATTGCTTCAATGACCTTGATGCCACTCAGGGTTTATTCAACGCCCTCTCATCTGAGTTGGAACTGCGCACCGCGTTGACAATGGAATACGGGATCGACCTTCGGTCTAAGTCTGATGCTCAGGTTGCTGAGGCGATCATCCAACAGCAGGTCACAAAGATCATCGGTGTTGCGCCCAAGCGGCCCACCGTGTCCGTTGGCACCAAATACGAATACAGCATCCCCGACTTCATCCAATTTCGCCACCCGGTCATGGTTGAGATGCTTGAGAAGGTCCGCCATGCAAAGTTCAAGGTGAACAAGGCCGGTCGTGTCGATCTTCCTGAGGAATTGGAACAGAAGATCCACCTCGGCCATAGCACATATCAGATGGGTATCGGGGGTTTGCACTCGACCGAAAAATCTCAGTCCATCACCCGCCGCCCGCGTTGGAAGCTGCGTGACTCGGACGTGACATCCTATTACCCACGTATCATCATTAACCAGCGCCTCAGCCCTAAGCACATGGGTGGCCCCTTCCTGCGTGTCTACAAGGGCATCGTGGACCGGCGGGTTGAGGCCAAGGCCAAGGTGAAAGAGATTGAGATCGAACTGAAGACCGCCGGTGGAAACTACGCCGCAGAACTCAATGATGCGCTGCGCCGGGAACAGACCGCTGCGGACGGCGGCAAGATCATGGTGAACGGATCCTTCGGCAAGTTCGGCTCAAAATACGCCAAGATCTATTCGCCAGACCTTCTCATCCAGACCACCGTGACCGGCCAGCTTGCCTTGCTGATGCTCATTGAGTGGATGGAAGAGGAAGGCATCAGCATTGTCTCGGCCAACACGGACGGCATCGTGGCCCACTTCCCAGATGAGATGGAAGATCTCTACCATGAGATCATCAAAGACTGGGAAAAGCAGACCGGCTTCAACATGGAATTTACAGACTATGCTGGCCTGTATTCCCGTGACGTGAACAGCTACGTCGCCATCTATGACAATGGTAAGGTCAAGACCAAAGGGGCCTTCAGCACCGGCACACTTCAGGTCAATCCCGTGTCCGAGATCTCGATTTTGGCTTTCGTGGAATACCTGAAGAACGGGACACCTTTCGCCCAGACCATCCGTGGATGCACCGACATCCGCAAGTTCGTCACCGTCCGCACCGTCAACGGCGGGGCGCTGCATGGCGACATTCATATGCCTAACAAGATTGTGGGCCTTCACGGTAAATACCTCGGAAAAGCTGTCCGGTGGTATTATAGCACCTCACGGGAATCCTGCATGTTCTACAAAAAGCCCAACACCACGGGCAATCATAACAAGGTCCCCATGAGTGAGGGTGCATGGCCGATGATGACCATGCCTGATGAGTTCCCGCAGGACATCGACTACCAGTATTATTTCAACCAGTGCATCGAATTTCTGTATGATGTGGGCTACATCACGGACGTGACGGGAAACCGGAAAGTTGCTTGAATCCTACGTTGTCAGTGAGGTGGTCAAGTTCGCTGAGGCCAAGGGTTGGCTACACCGCAAGGTGGTCTATGTCGGTCGGCACGGCGCACCTGATGATTGGTTCTTCAAGGGGAAGGCCCGTCTGATCATCATTGAGTTCAAAAGGCCCGGTGAAGAGCCTAAGGTTCACCAATGGCGTGAGATCAACCGGTTGCGCGATCGGGGCTTTGATGTCTATGTGATTGACGACATCGAAGCTGGAAAGGCACTATTCGGATGGGACTTCAGCGATCTGATCTAAGGGAATATCAGGACTACTTCGCCCGCAAGATCGTGGAAGAAGAGGCGCTGATCCTTGGCCTGCCAATGGGTGCCGGTAAGACGGTATCCACGCTGACCGCGATCTCTGATCTGCTGGACGCCGGTGAGGTGAGCAAGGTCCTTGTCGTCGCCCCCAAGAACGTCGCCGCCGCCACATGGCCGGATGAGGTGGATGAATGGGATCACCTGAAGCATCTTCAATGGACCCTACTGCGGGTTGAGGATGATGATGACATTTTGATTCCGGCCCGCAAGGATGCCTATGAGGACGGTCGCAATGTGATCGGCCTGACACCCGCTGAAGCTGCCCGCTTTGCCAACCGGCGTAAGAACGCCATCAAGGAATGGACCCGCCAAGGTCTAGCCATTGATGACAAGCCCATCCACTTCATCAATAAGGAAGCCCTACCTTGGCTTTGGGAGTTCTTCGGTCGCGGTAAAGAGTGGCCCTATGACATGTTCGTCGTGGATGAGGCCAGCATGTTCAAGAACGCAAAGATGCGGACCCCAAAGAAGGACATCACCCGTTATGGGGTGGCCGTGAAGGCCCGCAAATACCACAAAAAGGTGGTGGAACTGACCGGCACCCCTGCGCCAAAGGGCCTGATTAACCTCTTCGGTTTGGCAAAGGTCGCGGACGGCGGCGAACGCCTCGGGGATAGCCTCTATCAATACAAGCAGCGGTATTTCGACACCGACTATATGGGCTGGAATCTAAAGCCTAAGGACTGGGCCGAAGAAGCCATCTTGGACAAGCTGAGCGACATCATGTTCACGATGGATGAGGCTGACTGCGCCAAGCTGCCCCCGCGCATCGACAACCCGATCAAGATCCGCTTGCCTAAGAAAATCATGGAACGCTACCGCGAATTTGAGCGGACGATGGTGTCGATGGACTATGATGTTGAGGCGGTGAACAAGGGTGTTCTCAGCGGCAAGCTGCTGCAATTCGCCAACGGCTCAATGTATAACGAAGACCGCGACGATGTGTGGATCCACGACGAAAAGCTGGAAGCCCTTGAGACCGTCATTGATGAGGCCAACGGTGCCCCGGTGCTGGTCGCATATTCCTACAAGTTCGACCTCAACCGCATCCTGAAGAAGTATAAGAAGGCATCCGTCTTCGGCGTTGGTGATGTGCGCAAGATGAAGCGGGATTGGAATGAGGGGCGCATCGACCTCATGCTGGCCCACCCGGCGTCCATCGGCCACGGTCAGAACATCCAGAAGGGTGGGAACATCTCTTGCTGGTATGGGCTGACTCCCGACCTCGAACTCTATCAGCAGTTCAATAAACGGCTTCACCGCGACGGTCAGACTGCCAACGTCGTTTGGAACCATCACCTCATCGCTGAGGACACCCATGATGAGAAGATGCTTCCCCTGCTGGGTGAGCGCGGCACAACTCAGGACCGGATCATGCGGGCCTTGATGGTTCACTTCAAAAACCAGCGGTGACACACTCTGACTTGTCATGGCACACCTCGACCTTTAGAGATGTCTCATGACACATCAATTCCTCAGGATTGCCGATGTTCTGGGTTTGATCCCAGTCAGCCGGTCAACATTTCACCGCATGGTCCGGTCGGGTGAGTTCCCCGCCGCCGTTGATATGGGTGGGGTCAAGATGTGGCCCGCCTCGGACGTTGACAAATTCATGCAGACCAAAATCAAAGAACGGGACGCTCAAAATGTCTGATGACGCTGATGACAACACAATGGTATCCACCGCAGGCGGTGTGAATACTTCATGGTTGGCGGCGTCCTTTCGTCTGTCAAAAGCTACCGTGGAACGCCGCCTCGCCCCACTGGCACCCATTGGCCACAATTCCAATAATCGCCCCCTTTATGACATCCCTGAGGCCGCTGCCTATCTAGTTAAGCCCCGCAACATCGAACGCCTGCTGTTGGATCTGAAGCCCGCCGATCTGCCTGACTCAATGCGTGAGTCCTTCTGGACGGCCAAGCTGAAGGAACAGCAGTATCGGTTGAAGGCTGGTGAACTCTGGGAAACCAATGATGTCATTGAGGTCTTCAGCAGCACTCTGAAGGGTGTCCGTGAGAAGCTGCAAATTGTCCCTGACACTGCGGGCCGCGCCCTCGGGCTGTCCATCGCTCAGGTGAAGGCTATGACACAGATCATGGACTCGGTGCAGGACAGTATTCACCGTGAGATCATCCATCTTGAGAGCCTTCAGTCTACACCGAACGTCCTGATCTCGGATCCTGATGTGAAGTCCTCAATATCATTCCGTGACCATGAGGACGTGATCTGATGCGCTATCAATCCATTGAGTCCATGTTGCTCAGCACCGCCGCAGCAATTCGGCCCCCTGAGCGTCTGAGCGTGTCTGAGGCCGCAGAAAAATACCGCATCGTGAACAACCCCGGCAGTTATGTCGGCCCGTGGATGAACAGCACCGCGCCGTATCTGGTTGAGATCATGGACACGCTACAATCCACCGATGTGACCGCCGTGATCTTCGCGGGACCGGCCCGCTGCGGCAAGTCGGACATCTTTTTCAACTGGTTGGAATACACCGCCATCTGTGACCCCGCAGACATGATGGTCGTCCACATGAAGCAGGCCACGGCCCGTGACTGGTCCATCGGTGATCTTCGCAAGACTTTCCGGTCAAACCCGGCGCTGAATGATTGCGTCGTGCCCGGTCGCCAGAACATGAACGTCCACGATGTCCACTTCATGTCTGGGATGCGCCTGCTGGTGAAATGGCCCACCATCACCGAACTCTCGGGTAAGACGGTGCCCCGCGTCTGGTTCATGGACTATGACCGGATGGACAACGACATTGACCAAGAGGGTCCACCCTTTGACCTTGGCCGTAAGCGGACCCAGACCTTCGGGCGCTATGGCATGACCGTCGCTGAGGCATCACCGGGCTATGAGGTTGAGAAGGCCGGTTGGCGCGGTGACACGCCCCATGAGGCACCGCCCACAAAGGGGATCCTGTCTCTATACAATCGCGGGGACCGGCGGCGTCTTTATTGGTTCTGTGCGGGCTGTTCTGAGCCGTTTGAGCCTGACATGAAGCACATGAATTATCCTGATTTACAGGACCACATGTCTGCGGCGATGCAGGCCACAATGGATTGCCCCGCCTGCGGGTTTAAGCACACCCATGAGGCAGGCACCGGCCAACCCGGCAAGCACGGTCTGAATCTGACCGCCCGCTGGGTGCCCGATGGTATGACCCTGATGCCTGATGGTGAGATGATTGGCACACCGGCCCGCTCAGACATCGCATCGTTCTGGTTGAAAGGTCCTGCCGCCGCGTTCGCCACATGGCAGGAATTGGTTTTCAAATACCTGAAGGCTATGGAAACCTATGAGAAGACCGGTGACGCCGGTGCCCTCAAGGCCACGATCAACCTTGACCAAGGCTTGCCCTACACGCCCATCGCCCTGAGCGGGGATCTTCTGCCTGAGATGCTGGAAGACCGCGCTGACCCCATGACCGAACATGGCTTTGTGGCACCGGACATTCGCTACCTCATCGCGTCGATCGACGTTCAGAAAAACCACTTCGTCGTTCAGGTGATGGGCGTGAAGCGGGACGGTGATGTCGTGATCGTGGACCGATACAGCATCAAGCAATCTCGCCGCCGGTCGGACGATGACTCGAGCCAATTCCTATGGGTCAATCCTGCCACCTATCTTGAAGATTGGCAGATCCTCATCGAAGAGGTCATTGAGAAGTCCTATGAATTGGATGACGGCACCGGTCGCCACATGATGATCAAGGCCATCGGTTGTGACTCCGGTGGTAAAGAGGGTGTGACGGTCAAAGCCTATGAGTTCTGGCGCTACCTGCGCGATGAGCATGGGGGTGATCACCATCTGCGCTTCCAGCTTGTGAAGGGTGCCTCGAACAAGGAAGCCCCACGGGTCCGAATCACATACCCTGATGCTGAACGGCAGGACCGGAAAGCTGCGGCCCGTGGACAGGTGCCGGTGATGATGATCAACACCAACATCTTGAAGGACATGGTTTACGCCATGCTAATGCGGACAGAGCCGGGTGGTGGCATGGTCACATACCCCAACTGGTTGCCGTCGTGGTTTTACTCGGAATTGGTGGCGGAAAACCGGACGGCCAAAGGTTGGGAAAAGCCCAGCAGCAGCACTCGGAACGAAGCCTTCGACCTTATGGTCTATGCAATGGCCGTCGCCCTACATCAACGGTTCGGCAACCTCGAAAACATCGACTGGGATAGCCCGCCGATCTGGGCTGAAGACTGGGATCAAAACAGCATGGTCTTCTCGCCGTCTGATGAATTGCGCCCCTATGAGGCCAAGGCACCGACCTATGATCTGGCCGCGCTGGGTGAGGGGTTGGGGTGAGATCCCCAGCTTCCATTTATTTGAGGCTCATGTTATCCGTGACTGGATTTTGATAGGACCCCCGCTCATGACACAAGATGAATGTATCGCGCTGAAGGCCCGCATTGACCGTCTGGAAAAGGCATATGAGGACGTTGTGTCGGGTAACAGCGCCCGCGTTCTGGTTGACCAAAACGGTGAGCGGATCGAATTTACCTCTGCCAACGCGCCCCGCCTCTACACCTACATCCACGGGCTGAAGAAAGATTATGGTTCTTCCTGTGAACTGAAACCCGCCGCTTCTGAAGGCCCAATGAGGTTCATGTTTTAATGAAAAAACCATCCTTCCTTTCCCGTGATCCAGCCATGCAAGATATGGTCGGCATCACCCCGTTGAATGACACTCAGGCTATGGTCGGCGGTGCCTATGAAGGTGCTGACCGCTTCTCGCGGGAACTGGCCTTGTGGGATCCATCCGCCGGATCTGCTGATGATGACATCCTGCCAGACAAGGATATGCTGGACTCGCGGTCCCGTGACCTCATGCGCAATGACGCCTATGCGCGGTCGGGCCTTGAAGGCCGCAAGGACTCCATCGTCGGGGACATGTTTGCCCTGAACTCTGAGCCGTCTGTTCCGGTCCTGAAGGCGCAGAACAAGGCTATGGATGAGGTCTGGTCTGAAGAGTTTCAGATTGAGGTGGAAAGCCTTTTCACCATCTGGGCTGAGTCACCCCGCAACTGGATTGATGCCGCTCGGCACCTGAATTTCACAGAGATGGTTCGCCTTGTCGTCGGCCTTGAGATGATGACCGGTGAGGTCCTGACTTCGGTGGAATGGATTAACACTGCTGACCGTCCGTTCAAGACGGCTTTCCAGATGATTGACACCGACCGTCTGCGCAATCCGCCCATGATCGGCACCCGCAAATATCTGCGCGGCGGCGTCCAGAAGAACTTCCGTGGTGAAGCACTGGGCTACCATGTCCGCAACCATCACCCACAGGATATGTTCGCCCAACGGGCAGATGACTTCCGGTATGTGCGCAAATACAAGGAAAGCGGTCGCCCTCAGATGATCCACATCTTTGAGCAAACGCGCCCTGACCAAACACGCGGCGTCGGCGCAATGACTGCGGCCCTGAAAGAAACCCGACTCGGATCCAAGTTCCGCGACATCATGCTTCAGAACGCCATCGTCAACGCCACCTATGCGGCCACCATCGAGTCTGAGATGGACCCCACCAAGATCTTTGAGACCTTGGGTGCAGGCAAAGGCAATGACGACATCGGCAGTCTGGTCGGCAAGTATGGCGCGGGCTTCCTCGGCGCGGTCGGTGAGTATCAGAAGAACGCCAAGAACAGCACCCTGAACGGTGTGCGTATCCCTCACCTCTTCCCCGGCACCAAGCTGAACCTACATTCACCGGGCCAAGGCGGGCCGCTGGGCACTGAGTTTGAGGCATCCATTCTGCGTTACCTCGCCGCCAACTTCGGCACCAGCTATGAGCAACTGTCGCGGGACTTCTCAAAGACGAACTATTCGTCCCTGCGCGGTGCCCTGAATGAAGTTGACAAGCACATGCGGTCCCGCAAACGGGCCGTGGCCGACAAGTTCGCCAACATCGTTTTCATGTGCTTCTTGGAAGAGGCCATCGCCCACGGCGACATCACATCCTTACCCCGCAACGCCCCGCTGTTTTGGGACGGCATGAACCGCGAAGCCTACTCAAACGCTTCATGGATTGGTGCTGGTCGCGGCGAGATTGACTCCCTGAAAGAAACTCAGGCATCTGTCCTGAAGATCAAGTATGGTCTATCCACACGGTCTGATGAACTTGCTAAGCAGGGCAAAGATTGGCGGCGCAGTTTCGTGCAGCTTGCACGGGAAGAGGGTGAGGCCGATCGTCTTGGTTTGGATTTCACTGAAGACGACAAAATGATGAACGCTTCAACGGGTGCGCCCCGTGAAAAGGAAGGATCCGAAGATGACGGTAGCAAAGGGACAAGCGACGATGATTGATTCAATCCTCGCCCGCTTTGGGGACCAACGGCCAACCTTGATCGGTAATGATCAGGTTGAGGAATTTATGGGTCACATGCGGGCAATGGCGGGGGATGAAAAGATCCTTGAGGCCATGTCGTCCGAGTATGCGGTGGATCCGAACTTCTGGTTGTCTTCGGACAACTGGATGTCGCGCTTTCGCCCATACACCGTGAAAGAGGGCATCTTACACATCCCCGTTAAGGGTGTGCTTTGCCATGACATGCCTTGGCAGTTTGGATCCTATGCCACCGGATACGAATACATCTGGCAAGCGTTCGTCCGTGGTCTGGAAGATGATGGTGTCAAAGGTGTCGCCCTAGCAATCCATTCCCCCGGCGGCGACGTAGCGGGCAACTATGATCTGGTTGACAAGATGTATGCCCGCAAGGGTGAGAAGCCTGTCACTGCCTTCGCAGCAGAAGGCGCATATTCCGCCGCATACAACATCGCGTCTGTTGCGGATAAGGTCGTCGTTACCCGCACGGGCGGCGTCGGATCTATTGGTGTCCTGACAATGCACATGGATTATTCCAAGATGCTTGAGAACGTCGGGATGAAAGTGACGATGGTGAGCGCCCCAAAAGGTGGTCACAAGACAGAGCGCCAACCCTACGTCGCGCTGTCACCCGATGCTGAAGCGCGGATGCAGGCCCGCGTTGATGAACTATACGAGATGTTCGTCGCATCTGTGTCGCGGAATCGCGGTATGGACGCAGCAGCAATTCGTGATACAAAAGCGTTGACGTTCGGCGCGACCGAAGCGGTGTCCCTTGGGCTTGCCGACTCGATCGCATCGTTCGAGGATGCGCTGTCTGCGTTTTCGACTGAACTTGAAACTTACAACGAAGAGGAAGATCAGATGGCAACCCCCGCTGATAAAACCACCGCAACCGCAGCCGCAACTGCTGAAGCAGAAGCACTGAAAACCCAAGCGTTTGCCGAAGGCAAAGCTGAAGGTATCAAAGAAGGCATGAGCGCCGCCAAAACCCGCATCACGGCCATCACCGGTTCTGATGTCGGCAAGGCCCGCCCTAAGGCCGCTGCTTCTGCTGCGATGAACACCGACATGGATGCTGAATCCGCCGTCGCGTTCCTCGCAACGCTGGACGAAGAAAAGACCGAAGCTACTGCGCCGGTCGCACCAGTTACCGATGACAAGACCGATGCGAAGAACACCGCTCAAGGCGGCAAGAACTTCGACTCCTTCATGTCCACGAACAACCCCAATTTGGGCGGCGGCGACGACGAAGAAGCCGACAAAGGCGCTGGCGCGAACTCTGGCGAACTGGAAGGTTCGGCACTGGCCCGCGCTGCCGGTATGGGCGGTTTCCGCAAGCAACCAGCTTCCTGATAAGCTGACTTGAGAATTAGATGGGGCCGTGATAACTATGGCCCCATCTAAGATCCATCAACCAATATGAGGATGCCTGACATGGCTGACCAAAAAATTCCATATCCTGAAGTCGGCCTTGCAGCTTTCGAGCAGTTGGACAACTTCACGGCCAACCTGCTGCTGTCCGGTAGCTGGCCTATTCTGTCCCCCGGCTACCCGCTGACCGTAAAGGCTGATGAAGTGCTTGAGATGTTCGAGGTCGTCGGCCTTGATGCAAACAGCAAGCTGGTGCCCGCGACCATCGACACTGTGACACCAGCAAACAGCATCCAAGCCGTCGGCGTCATGACACAAGCTGTCACGGGCAATGCCTTCGGCACCACGACTGTTCCGGTCTTCCTGTCGGGTTGCTTTAACCCCGATGCGTTGGTCTGGGATGCGTCCTTCACCGACATGGCGTCCAAACTGGCCGCTTTCATGGGCGCACCGTCCCCCACCCAGATCTTGATGCGTGAACGCGGTTAATCCCGCCTCACCCTCATCCTGAAGCAGAAAGAAAGACTGAAAATGCCAAACCCTTACAACACTTGGGACATGCGCAAATCGCTGGGCGTGATGCGCGACGTTCAACCCATCTCGACCTACTGGATGGACTTGATGTTCCCCAACCTTCAGATCAACTCTGAGAACGAGTGGATCGACTTCGAGAAGCTGCCTGCCGCCGCCCGCAAGATGGCACCGTTCGTGCGCCCTCTGGGTTCCGGTAAGCCGATCTACGAAGACCGCAGCACCGGTTTCCGCTTCAAGCCAGCTTACATCAAGCTGAAAGACGCGATCGACCCTGTTGCACCTCTGGTGAAGCGCCCCGGCCTTGACGCGACGATGCTGGACATGTCGTCCATCACGCCGAATCAGCGCCGTGAACTGCTGCGCGGTGCCATGACTGTTCAGCACGTCAATGCGATTGAACAGACTTGGGAATGGATGGCCGCACGGGCTTCCATCGACGCAAAGGTCACAATCGAAGGCGAAGAATACCCCGCCGTCGAACTGGACTTCCGCCGGAACGCCAACCACACCGTCACCAAGACGGCTGGTAACTTCTGGGGTGATGCAGGCGTGTCGATCTTTGACGACATCCAGCTTTACTGTGACCGGATGTGGGACTCTGAATTTGGCGGCTTCCCGACACGCATGACCTTCGGGTCCAAGGTCTGGGGTGCTATCCGTCAAGACGACGAGATGATGAAGCACATGGACACCAACGTCCGTGGCGAACGCGCCACCATCGAACGCGGCCTGATCGGCTCGGACGATGCAATCAAGGTTGGTGAACTGGTCGTCGGCGGTGCATCTGGCGCAGTCATTGAGATGTGGTTGTATCGTGGCACCTACACCGACTATGACACGAAGGTTGAAACGCCAATGCTGGCCCCGAACAAGGTTGTCTTCACCGGCACCGCTGAGAAGTTCATGGGCTACCGCTGCTTTGGCGCGATCATCGACCCTTACGCCGATTACCAACCGCTGGACATCTTCCCGCGCAACTGGATGGAAACCGGTGATCCCGCAGTGGAATACCTGCTTCACCAATCGGCCCCACTGTTCGTTCCGATCAACCCGAACGTGACACTGACTGCCGAAGTCACCGCGCTGTAATTATCAGCCTGAGCCGCCCCTTCGGGGGCGGCTTATCTGCCCGTCCGAAACCCCATAAACCGGAGACATGAGATGTCCGATACAACCCAACTTATGGCCGTCAACGCCATCGAATACACCAACCCGATGACCGAAAAGCGTGACAACGCTAAGGCCGGTGAGCCGTTCGAGATCGACTCGGAGATTGGCAAGCAACTGAAAGATAGCGGCGCGGCCCGCGAATTGACCGAAGGCGAGATTGCGCTGTTCGAGAAGCAGCAGGCTTTGGCTGAAAAGCAACTTACGGCTTCCAAGGCGAAGACCGCTGCCAAGACTAAGGCGACTCCTGCCGCCAAGGCCACGGCGACAAAGGCCAACGATGCTGCTGCAAAGGCAAAAGCTGAAGCTGATCAAGCTGAAGCCGATGCTGCCGCTGCAAAGGCCAAGAAAGACAACGACGTAGTATGACCCGTTTCCGCGATAAAATGCGGATTGGTCGCCGGATCCTTCACCAGAAGATGGGGGATCCGGCCTTCTACTTTCCGTGGCCGCTTGATCCTGCTGCTGAGCCTGTTCCCTGTCGGGTTCGGGTTCATGAGCGTTTCGGCGTCCTCGGTGATCAGAAGGGCACCAGCTTCAACTATGCTGAGGTTGCTGGGAATACCCCTTCTGCGATATTCCAGATTGATGAAGTCCTGCCCCGGCGCGGCTTCTGTTTTACCATCCCCGGCGGCGTAGCTTACCGGGTTGATACGGTTGACCCACCTGATGATGAAACCGTCAAGGCTTACATCGTTCGCCTGACTGAAGCTGAATCAGCAGGTATGCCGGTCCCACCAGAAGATCCATAATGGCCCGTGATCGTGATCTGATCATCGGGCTTTCAGGCATTGATGAACTCATCGCGGGCCTTGAGGGTCCAGCATTTGAGCGCAAGCTGGCCGGTGTCCTGCGCATGGCCGTGAACGGCACCGCAAGCTACGCCCACTCGACCGCCCGAGATCAGATGATGTCTGAGGTCAACTTCCCCGCAGGATACCTCAGAGGGTCATCCTCGCGCCTGAACATCAGTCAGAAGGCCAGCGACGATAATCTTGAGGCCATCATCACCGGTCGGGCTGAGGCCACATCCCTCGCCCGCTTTGTCACGTCCAGCAGCAGGGCCGGTGGCGTCAATGTGCAGACCCTCAAGGGGGGTGGTCCCAAGAACATCAAGGGTGGCTTCCTGATACCGCTGCGTAAGGGCGCAACCGACCTCGGGAACAAGGGTCTGGCGGTCAGAACGGACGGATCCAAGCCCCGTGGTGCCTACAAACCCAAGCTGCTTGGTGACGGCCTATGGCTTCTGTATGGCCCCAGCGTTGATCAGGTGTTCAATGCGGTGAAGGATGATATACAGGACCGTGTTCAGGACAAGCTGACCACCGAATTTAACCGCCTCTGGGATTGGAAGTTCTCATCATGATTCCCCCTATCATCAAGACCTTTGACCAACCGTTCCGAGTCCGCGTCATCCTTGCTTTGGAAGCCGCCTTGGAAGAGATCAGCATCGCTGATGGTTACAGCAAAGACATGGCGGGGGCGGTGCTATGGGGCCGCGTTCGCTATGATGAGCAAGATCCCCTGCCCATGATCTCATTGCTTGAGCCGCCGGTCCCGCCAGAATGGTCAAACTCCCTCGGACCTAAGGTTGTGGGTGAGGGCAACTGGCCGCTGCTGGTCCAAGGTTTCGTCAAGGATGATTTTGCCCGCCCAACAGAAGAAGCCTACTTCCTAGCTGCTGATGCCAAACGTCGCCTTGCCATAGAAAAGCAGCGCGATCGCGGCCAAGACATCTTCGGCATGGGTCCCCGCAATAACAACGGTAGCGGCAACGCGGTGCTGGACATGTTCATCGGATCCGAAGTTATCCGGCCATCGGACGAACAATCCGGCAAGGCTTTTTTCTGGTTGCCGCTCACGCTCAAGATCGCTGAAAACCATCTTCAACCTTACAGCTAGATGCGCAGCAAGATCTGCGCTATAGATTAACCGCATATGCAATCCAACGGAGTCCATCATGACACAACCTCTTAACAACTACGTCCTTGGTCGTGGTGAAGTCTGGTTCGATCAATACGCACCGGGCACACTGACCAAGACCGGCGAACTCTATCTGGGCAACACGCCTGAGTGGAATGTCAGCGCCGAAGCCGACATGCTTGACCACTTCGGTTCCGACCGTGGCATCCGTGAAAAAGATGCGTCTGAAACGCTTCAGGTGAACCGCACCGGTTCCGTGATCACGGACAATATCTCGGCGCAGAACGTCGCCTATTTCTTCTTCGGCACCACGGATCCATTCACCGTCGCCGGTGGCGCTATCGCTGCTGAATCCTACGGTCCCGTCACTCTTGGCCGCAGCTATCAGCTTGGCGTGACATCGACCAATCCGGTCGGCGTTCAGCAAGTGTCGCTGGTCAGCGTGACCGATGTAGGTGGCACAACCACCTACGTTGAAGGCGAAGGCAACGATTACGTCGTGGATCTGGCCCTCGGTCGCATCCAGATCTTGGAAGGTGGTGCCATCACCGCCGCTGAGATGCTTGAGATCAGCTACACCGTGACCGGTTATACGGTTGAGCGCGTGATCTCTGGCGGCAAGCCAATCGAAGGCGCATTGCGCTACATCGAATATAACCCTGCCGGTAAGTCCCGCATCTGGGTTATGCCCCGCGTGAAGCTGTCGCCAAACGGCGATTACAACCTCAAAGGCGACGACTGGCAACAGATCCCGCTGAATGTGGAAGTGCTAAAGCTGGGTGCTTTGGAAGCCATCTACATCGACGGCCAAGCAGTCTGATGATAGGGTGAAGTCCTAACCCGAATCGGAGAATGATTTGTCTGGACTTCACCTCATCAAATTGCCCACGAAAACGATCAAGGTCTCGCACACTTCTGATTTTAGTGTGCGGGGCCTTTCCTTGCCCGACATCCTGTCCTTGGTGGCAGTTTACCGCGATGATGCGACCATCATCTTCGACAAGTTCGCTGAAACCCAAGAGGTCAGCATGGACATTGTGTTCGAGGTTATTGCGATGGCACCTCAACTTGTCGCCCTGTTGATCAACCTTGCTGCCGATGGTGATGAAGCAAGCCTTGAGATTGCCCGAACACTGCCCGTTCAGGTGCAGGCTGATGCACTTGAGGCCATCGCAACGCTAACCTTCGACGCTGAAGGTGGGCCAAAAAAGCTGATAGAGACAGTCGTTCGCATGATGGGCGGACTAACTCAAGCAAGCGCAGCGATTGGCGACTCGATGACTTCATCCGGTCCCAACAGCAGCAAGTAAGTTACCTGATCTATAAAGGTCATGTGGACGCCCGACACTACACCCTCGGGATGCTCAACGTCCACATGGCATGGGTTTCAGAGTTTGTTTCATCCGAAGTGGTGACGCAGGCTGTGATGACCCAAGGGGCTGTCTCTTCCACCACCTCGAAGCCGGGCCTAAAGGCTTTCAAGAGCATGATCGCCAAACTCACGGGCGGCTAGATGTATGACCCAGCCTATGGTATCTGGGTCATACATCAATCGTGAGGACATCCCCCGTGGCAAATAAAGACGTAAATCTCACGATCACGGCCCGTAACGCCGCGACCAAAACCATCAAATCTGTTGGTGATGCCCTCAAGGATATGCGGACTGCCCAGAAGCAGGCCAATGCGGAAAATACCGGCGGCACCCAGTCGGTCAAGAACATGGCCGGTGCCTATGGTGAACTGGTCGGTCAGGTGCGCCGCCTGAAGGCCATCGCGGATGTCAGCAAGAATGTGAACAGCGCCGCCGCCGCCGTGGAACGCCTTGGGGCCGCAAACAAGAATTTGGCAACCGACCAAAAGAAGGTGGCCGACAACCTCGCAAAAGCCAAGGTTGAGACTGACGCAGTTCGCGCATCCCAGAAGGGTGTAAACGCTGAACTGACCGCGCAGAACGCCGCGCTTGCTGAGGCAAAAGCCCTCAAGACCCAGATGAAAAAAGATCTGGTCCAAGAGGAACGGCTATACAAGAAAATCAGCACCGCCGCAGCAAAGGCTCAGCAGGGAGATGGTTTTGGTCAACCTGCAATCAAGTCGGCTGAACTGTTTCAGGCTGACAACGTAGGTGATCAGCGCATCGCCCTGATGAAAGTTCAGGCGACGATCGACAACCTGACCAACAGCACCAAGAAACTGAAGACTGAGCAATCTGCCCTCACCACTACGTCCAGCAAGGCTACTGCCGCTGAGACAAAGTTGAACGGTGAATACACCAAGTTGACCGGCACCCTTCAAGCCAACACCCGCGCCCTCGCAGAAGGTCGGGCCGAACTCGATCGCATCCAAGATGCTGCCGCCCGTCTGGGTGTTGCTGGTGGTATGGGGGATCTGGTTGCCAACCAAGAGAAGCTGAAGGTCGCCACCCGCGAAGTCACGGCTGAGATGGAACGGCTGGGCAGTGTCCAAGCCGCGCTGAATCGCTTTGACGCCGGTGGTGCCAACTTCACAGATCCAAAGACTGCTGCTGCCATCAAGGCTCAGCGTGAAGAGATCAATAAGGCCCGTGTAGCCTATGAACTGCTGACCGCAGAACATACCCGTTTGTCTGCTTCGGCCCGCGCAGTCCTTGCCCCTCAGTCCGCTGCTGCCAAAGCCGCCCGTGAAGTGGGTAACGCCGCCGCCGCAGCAAAACGTGAACTGGCTGACCAAATTGAGGTCATGAACCGGATCCCCGGCAGTGCTGGCAATATCGGTAAGAGTCTGAATGGTCTGTTCCGTGGATACAACACAGAGGGGCGCACCGCGCTTTCGCTGACCCAACGTATCCGCGCTGAGGTCATCAGCCTTGCACTGGCCTACGGCGGCTTACATGAGGCCATCCGCCTGATGTCTGAGGTGGTGGACGCCTATCGGACAATGGAAGCTGCTACCAACCGCATCATGGTCGTGGTTGAGGGGGATACCCGGCGCACCGCAGATGAACTCGGCTTCCTGTCCCGCATGGCATCGCGCCTTGGTGTGGACTTCGGTGTCCTGTCTGATGAGTATTCCAAGTTCGCCGTCGCGGCCAATTCCGCCGGTTACAGCATGGAGTCCACCCGTAAGATCTTCACGGCGGTTTCTGAAGCTGGTCGCGTGAACAAGCTGTCCACGGAACAGATGTCTGGTGCGTTCCTCGCATTTACCCAGATCATTCAGAAGGGCAAGTTCTCGGCTGAAGAGGTCACTAGGCAGTTGTCCGAGAGACTGCCGGGGGCTACGGCTATCCTCGCCAAAGCGATGTTTGGATCTGCTGATGCGGTGGACCAACTCTTTGACGCGATGAAGAAGGGTGAGTTGCTGGCGACTGAGGAAAATCTGCTGAAATATGCAGATGGTCTGAATGAGAAGTTCGGCCCTCAGCTTTCCAAGTCACTGCGCACCACCACAACCCTCATCGGCCAATTCACCAATGAGTTGTTCCAAGCCAAGCTGCGCATTGGTGAAGGTGGGTTCATTGATGCCCTGAACGTCGCCCTTGAAGAGATGATCACTTATTTCAAGAGCCGTGAAGGTCGTGACTTCTTCCTCGCCATCGGTGCCGGTATGGGCAAAGTGGTTGAGATGGTCCCGTTTTTGGTTCAGAATTTTGATACCATCATCAACCTGATTAAGACCTTCGTGGCCTTCAAGATGGCTCAGTGGTTGTTCAATACTGCCCTCGCCTTCACCGCCCTCGGGCGTGAAACGCTAAAGATGCGGACCATGATGGGTCTGGCGGTAACTTCTATGAAGACCGGTGAGGGGGCGATGTATTCGCTGGGCCGCGCCGCTCATGCGACCCGTGCAGCACTACTCGCAATTCCCGGTGGTCTTGCCATTGCCGCTATCACAACAGGCATCAGCTACCTGATGGGTAACTGGTCCGCTGGCGTCACTGAGATCAATAGCGGAGTCGATGAGCATCAGCGCATCATGGGTGAGATCCTAAAAGCCTATGAGGACGCCAAGGATAAAGCTGGGGAATGGAAAGAGGCACTGCCCGACACGGTTGACGGTGAAGATCTTGCCGCCAACTTCGTCCGTCAACTTGCTACAGCAGAACGTGATTTCACTGACCTTGTGAACAATGGTTTCCAAGTTGGTCTGAGCCGCAAGAACTTCTTCAGCGACATCTCGGGTCAAGTCCGTGATGAGATCTTTGCGATGACCGCAGAACTCAAAAAGACTGGGGATCTCGACGCCTATATCACGAAGTTGGAAGAACTTGCCGCGACAACGGCAAACCTGAAAATGCGCGAAGTCGTCATCGGGCTTATTGATACGGCCCAAGAGGCAAAGTCGTCTTCTGAGCGTATGGGTGAAGCCGCAGTTGCGGCAAACGAATATGGCGTTGAGATCGACGGCGTAGCTGAAGCTGCTGAAAAGTTTGGCCGCACCCTTGAGGACATGACCGTCGCCGCTGAGGCTAACGTAGCTGCCCTTGATGACTCTGGTGAGAAGGCTGAAAAATACGCCGAACTCATGGATGAGGTTGGTTCAAAAATCAAAGGTGTTGCTGAAGAACTTGAACTGCTTTCTGAGATCAAAGCCCTTGATGAAATGCTTGTTCAACTGGTTGCCAATGCAAACGGTTTGGATGAGGTTGCTGCGGCCTTCCTTCGTGTCCGTGCGGCACAAGACCAACTGCGGACTGATGCCATCGTGGTGCCGTCTGCTGACTCCTTTGAGAGTGAATATGTCCGTCGCGCCGCAGCAGGTTCGGGTTCTAAAGAAGAAGAACTGGTTCGGGCCGTCACTGCGTTGGCCGAAAAGATGGGTGTCGCCGCTGAGGATCTTCTGACTGCCATCTCATATGAGACTGGGGGTGATCCAACTAACACTCGCGCCGGTAGCAACAATGTCACGTCCCAAGGTAAGCACTTCGGTCTCATTCAGTTTGGTGATGGGCCGGGTGCTGCTGGTGAACGCTATGGTGTGACCCGTGACTCGAGCATCACCGAACAGGTGATTGCTGCCGGTAACTATCTGTCTGATGCAGGCATCAAAGCTGGTGACGGCCTGAAGCGCATCTATGCTGCCATCAACACGGGCACCCCAGATGGTGGCGGTCGGACTGATGAAAATAACGGCGGCGCACCGGGCACCTCGGATGAAAAAGTTGACAACCAGATGGAAGGGCACCGTAACCGTGCCAAGGGCCTGCTTGCTGCTTATGGTGGTCTTGTCCAAGAGGTTGAAGATCTTGCTGAGGCTGAGAAGGACGCCGCTGAGGACCGTGCCAAGGTTCTTGAGGACGGTCGCGCTTCAACCGCTGAAACCATCGCAGAAGGTGCCTTTGCCATTGAGCAACAGGACCTAATCAATGCGGGTAAGGACCGCCAAGCTGCAATCGAAGATGCTATCCGCAGTGCAAAGGCTGAGGATCCCGCAATCTCTGAAGCTGAGTTGGCAAGCATCACCGCTCAGACCGCAGCACTCTATGATAAAGAAAATGCACTGACTGCTGAGGAAGCCCGTAAGAAGAAAATTGAGGAAGTCGATAAGGCACTGAATGACCTAGAGTCCCAACGGAACTCTCTGATTCAGCAGCGTGATGCGCTGAAGGCTCAGGGGGACATTGCTGGTGCCAATGAGATTGACTCTGAGATCGTCGCCATCACCGCCGCGCTGGACGCTGCCTATGACGCCGCTGTCAAGTTCTGGGAAGCCCTCGGGGGTGAAGGATCTCTTGCGGCCATTGAGGCGCTGAAAGCATCCAAACTTGAGATCGTGGCAACCGGCCAAGCCGCGCTGTTCACCGCTGAGGAATTGAACACATCTATCGCGGATGGTCTGACCTCAACGCTGTCCGCCGGTATGTCCAAGCTGGCCCAATACTTCACCGACTTCCAAGCCTATCAGGAAGAGGGTGTAAGCGTTTTCCAAGCGATGCGAACAGCCTTCCTTCAGTTTGCTGCGGACTTCCTGATCAAGATTGGTCAGATGATCGTCAAGCAACTCATCCTGAACGCCCTGAAGTCGGCGCTGGGTGGTGCCACGGGTGGCGTAGGTGGTCTCATCGCGGGTGCCATCGGCAAGGTGCTTCATACCGGCGGAATCGCGGGTGCGGCTGGCGGCACAAGCCGTTCGGTGTCCCCTGCAAACTACATCGGCGCTTCCCGCTACCACGGCGGCGGCATCGCGGGTCTGAAGCCTGATGAGGTGCCTGCCATCCTTCAGAAAGGTGAAGAGGTCCTAACGGCCAATGATGATCGACACCGCAAGAACGGGGGTGGTAAGAACGGGACACGCCCAATGAGAATCGTCAACGCCATCGACGGCCCAAGTTTCCTTGAAGCCGCCCTTGGTGACACCGCCGGTGAAGAGATCTTCATCAATAAGGTCCGGTCCATGAAGTCCGCGATCAAAGCAGCACTTGAGGTCTAAATGGATAGAGTCCCCCGCCGGGTTGGCACCATCGTCGCACCTTTCCCGAACTGGTCATCGCCGGTTCGGGAAGAGTATGAATTTAAAACCCACGTCCACACTTCCTACAATGGCACTGAGCAACGGGAGTCTATGCGCCAGACACCCCGCGCCGCCTTTGAGTTCTCAGCAGATAGCTTTCGTGCCCTCGCCCGCCGGATCACCGCCGACATGAAGGAGTGGCCCGTCAACGGCCTGTATGTGCTGCCCGTGTCATGGCGCAAGGCCCTGATGGCATCGGACATGACCGGCGGAACAAATGTGATCGGCCTTGACCGTCGTGCCCCGTGGTGGATGCGTCCCGGCACTAAGCTGGTGCTTGAGCGGTATGACCTTCAGGAAGTGGTTGAGATCGAGTCGGTCGGCACCTTCAGCGTCACCCTTGTGGATGCGCCAACTGAGCCTTTCTACATTGGTGACAGTGTGAGCCTCGGGCGGGATGTTCGCTATGAATCATCGGTTAGCCTAAAGGCGTTGACCGACCAACACCGCAGCGCCCAACTTCGTTTCAATGTGGATCCCGGCAGTATTGATTATACTGGATTGCAGGCTGATGCCCGCTTCCATGAGGGGTATGAGGTTTTCCTGACAAAGCCCAACTGGGCCGGTGGGATTGAAGCTGAATTTGATGACGGTCGTGACACCGTAGATAGTGGCGTCGGCCGCATTTTTGTTGAGCGTTATCAAGAGTTTACAACTCACGTTCAGAGCATGAACTTCACGTTATTCAACCGTGAGGATGTCGATAATCTTCTGGGCTTCTTCATGCGTAAGCAGGGGATGCGCTTGCCGTTCTATGTGCCCAGCCATCAAGAGGATGCTGAGTATGCCACCGGTGGGGTGAAGAACACGAAAACTCTCACGGTCATCGGCTCGGACTTTTTCAATGCCTACAAGGGTGATGAAACCTATAACCATTTGGCAATTCAATTTGATACTGGGTGCTGGCAATTCAACCGCATCAATAACATGGCCCTTCTCGCCAATGGTAACACCCAGCTAACAATGGCTGACAACTGGGAAGACAATGTAAAGTCTGGTCATAAGATCAGCTTTGCTTTCTTCGCCCGCCTGATGTCGGACACCATCGTCGTGAATTGGCTTACTGATGAGAAGGCTGAGATCGCCTTATCGTTCAAGACGCTACCCTCAAATTATCTAAATAATGGGGCACTGCTTGGATATTGCACTCGGGCAATTCTTAATACCCCTGCTTTAAATCAGCACAATGGTGCTTGGAATCCTGATGAGCGTTCTTATTACTACGCTTCAATCAAACTGTCTGATGCCGGTCTTTCACTGTCTGCAATCGACCGTGGTAAAGGATGGGCATATGGGGAAACATCAGGTGTATCTAAAATGTATTCCCCCACCTTGATCAACTATTACGGTAACGATAACGGGGCATGGGGCGCTGGTTTTGAGTTCGGATTTTTTGTAAATTACAATGACACCATTTCAATAAATAGAGTTGACGCTGCATACCCTCATGCGAATTTCACATACGGTAACTCGGGTGATCCTAATGGTGGTTTTTGGAACATAAAGCACCAAACAAAAATCCCTGTAGGTGCGCGGTGGGCTAAGTGTCGATTTGAAACGCAAGGTGATCCATTTGGGACGCTCAGCAAATTGAAAAACAGCTTCAGGCTTTGCACAAATCCTTGGGGACCCGGCTATGATATTAGGAATTTAATATGTCCGTAGAAGATTATGAACTGTCCATTGATCGTGGTCAGCCCGCAGAACTATTCGAGTTCAAATACGGTGACGCTGAGGATCAAGTGCATCGCTATACCAATGCCGACAAGATCGTGACCTTGGCTGGGAAAAATTATCTTCCCATCAGCATTACCCATGAGAGCATCAAATCCAAAGGTCGCGGTGAAGCCGTAGAGACAAAGATCACGGTGCCTGCCGATAGTGACATCTCTATGATGTTTCGGGGCACCGTCCCCCGCAGGGTGATCACGGTAAAGATTTACAAGGGTCACATCACCAAGGCTGATGATCCCCTCTATTGGGCGGGCACTGCCGGTGGTGTGTTCCAAGCCCACTGGTTCGGTCGCATCACTGAGCATAGCCGCAAGAGAGCGTCTGGTATCATCACATGCACCACCCTTGGTGCCGGTATGCGCCGCCCAGCACTCGGGATGTTCTATCAACGGGGATGCCAACACGTCCTCTATGGCAATCGCTGCGGTGCTGTGAAGGAAGATTTCGCCCATCCTGCGGTGTTCAGCACCACAACCTCAACTCGGGTGCTGCTGGATGCTGGATGGAATGGTGCCAGATCGCCGTCTGAGTTCATCGGTGGTCTTCTGGAATGGGAAGGTGAGTTCGGCCCAGATCGCGTCACCATCCTTGGGGCCAGTCTCACGGGAGTCCGCACCGATGCGACCGTCCGTGACATCGCACCGGGCCATGCCATGATTGCCTACCCCGGCTGTGATCATACGCTGGATAGTTGCAAAGGTCGCTTTGATAACATCTACAATTTTGGCGGACATCCATACATCCCGCTGAACAATCCCGTGAACAAAAACAACCATACCTGAGGTCTGATATGCCATTTCCCTTCGTCGCTGCCCTGCTAGTCGGCCTTGGCTTCATCGCTATCGGCTACATGCTGATGCCTAAACCTAAGGCTGAAAAGCCCAAGACGGTTGATGACCTTCAGGACCCAACCGCAGAAGCGGGACGCCCTATTCCGGTCATCTTCGGATCTATGGATGTAAAGGGCCTCAATGTGATCTACTACGGGGACAAATCAATCGTGAACCGTCAATCTGGATCTGGTGGTAAAAAATGACCGACATGCTTACCCTCAATGACTGCCGTGAGATCGGCTTCTGCGCCGCAGGTTGTCGCCGCCGCTGCAATGAACTGGGCTTGGACACTCGCGCCTTCTTTCGGGATGGCGGTCTTCCAATAGATCAACTGCGGGCATACGATGACGCCGACATTCAGCGGGCCATTTTGGTTGCTGAGAAGCGAATCGCAGCAGAAAAGGCGGATGAATAATGGGTGGTGGTAAGGGTGGTCAGAAGGTTGAAGTCTATGACTTCTTAATGTCTCTGGACTATGCGATTTGCCACGGGCCGATCGACTCGTTGAACGCTATCGTGGTGAAGGACAAGATCGCTTGGCAGGTGCCGGTCATGCAGAACGCAACCGTCGCTATCAGTGAGAAGGAACTGTTCGGCGGTGATGATGCCGAAGGTGGCATGGTTGGCCGCATGGAAGTGTATCTCGGCGGCTGGAATCAAAACGCAACACCCGAATTAGCCGCCCGCTTCGGACTCCCTCAAAGTGAGGCTGTTGGTTATCGCGGCTTGGCGCACCTCTTCTTTAGGGGTGGTCTGTCTGCTGCAAACACAAGTGATTATGATCACAGTGGTGACGATGGCGGGATGACTGTTGAGGATGCCGCCCGCCTTGTTCTCGGCAAGATGGGCATGATGGGTGCAATCATGCTTCAGGTCCTCGGGCCGGGGGCGCAATACGGATTCAAATGGACCACAAACAATCCTTATCTTCCCCCGCCGGTGCCTCATGTCAGCCGCCGCCCTCGGGGCCTGTCCGCTGATGGCTGGATCTGGCCCATCATCAAACGTGAAAACGGTGAGTTCGTCCAATCAACCACCCGGCTGAATGACGACGACGATCGCACACTCAACCGGCGCAAATGCCCTGATGCCAATCCGGCACACATGCTTTACGAACTGATGACCAATGAGGAATGGGGTAAGGGTGATCCTGAGGATGCTTTTAACAAGGCGTCCTATTTGGCTTGTGCGGCCACCCTGAAGGCTGAGATGTTCGGCCTGTCGATGATGCTCAGTGGTCAGGATGCTATTGAAAACTTTTCGTCTGAGATATTGGATCACATCAAGGGGATGCAGTATCAGGATCCCACGACGGGTCTTTGGACAATGCGTTTGATCCGTGACGATTATGTCAAATCTGAACTGAAGATCTTCGGGCCGCACAACGCCGATGCCACCGTTCGCCGCCGCACATGGTCAGAAGTGATCAACCAGATCCGCGTCACATACACTGAGCCTTTTTCTGAAGAAGAAGAGGCGGTGACGGTTGAGAATTTGTCAGCGGTCGCCATCCAGCAGGGCATCGTTTCGGAAACCCGCGATTATTATGGGGTGCGCAATAAGTTCCTCGCCCGCACCATCGCTGAACGGGATCTGGCAGAAGCAAGCCGCCTTCTTACCACAGTCAAGATGACCGTCGATCGTGAAGGTTTTGATCTCACGCCCGGTGATTGCATAGTGTTCACATGGCCTGAGGAAGACATTGTTGAGATGGTTTGCCGGATCAATGAAATTGACTGGGGATCCACTACTGACCGCACCATCGACATTGAAATGACTGAGGATGTCTACTCAACACCCAAGATGGATTTCACTGAGCCTCAGGAAGAACAGTTTGTCGAGACAGGTGACAAGCCTGAGAAGGCCGATCACATCTTCATCACGGGCATCCCGTTTCCACTGATGAGCCGTAACGGATTCAGCCTGACTGAGATTGACGCCAACTACCCTCAGTCCAGCGCCATGTTCTTCGTGAACGATGATCAGATGTCGATCATTGATGTCGTCGCAACAGCAACCGTTGTGGATGCCAATGGTGACACAAGTCTCGGGCAAGTTTCCAAGTTCCCACCATCGGTCACATCGACCCTTGGTATCAACCTTGTGCCTGAGGTCCGCAGTGAGATCTCGGCGGGCCTACTAGAAGGTATGTTACGGGCTGACCCTGAGGTCGGGGATCTCTTCATGATCGAAGGGTCCGGTTCTCAGGAATGGTTGATGGTGGACGCCTTCAACAGCGCCAATGAGACTTGGTGGGTCATCCGTGGCCTCTGGGATACCGTGCCTCAGACTTGGACGCCCACGGCCCGCGTTTGGGGGGTCAACGGGACTCTGACCAATACAGATGGCCGTGAGATCTTCTATCTCGACAACCTGACCTATTACATGCGCCCTCGCACCCGTGAAGGCCGTCTTGCCCGCACATCGGCTGATGCTACGGCCTACACGGTCCAGCGGCGCATCCATGCCCCGTTCCGCCCTGCCAACACGCAGATCAACGGCAAGGGCTTCGGCGGTCAGCAATACTTGGCGGGCACATACCCGGCGGCAATCCCTGTCACATGGAACAATCGTAACCGGGGGGCTGAGGACGCGGTTGCTAAGAAGTGGAACGCGGCCACAATCACACCTGAGGTCGGCCAGACTACCCGCATCAAAATGATGGACGCATCATCGGGCGCGGTTGAATTTGTCTATGACGGACTCACCGGCACTAGCTTCAACCTCAACCCTAATGACTTCGTGACCTATCGCTTCTATGATGTGGGCTTCTATTCGGTTCGTGACGGTATCGAGTCCATCCAAGGATCCAAACGCTTCCTTGATATTGAACGCCTCGGATGGGGTAACAACTTCGGCTACGATTGGAATGAAAATGACGGATAAAATTGGCGGCATTAGCAGCACTCGAATGTATAGTGCCAACTCAAGCATCCTGACAACATCGCCCCGTAACCGCACCGGATCAGAAGGACCACCTGTTTCGGCAGGGTGGGATCTGAACTGGAATAATTACTGGAACGGTGATACTGAGATACCCAATGATTCATAAATGGAGAACACCCAATGGCTGGTGAACGCGCATTACCGGGAGTCGGCCTAAAGGCGGGCTGGACACTTGGTTCTAACGGCTACGGTCCTGACATCGAACGGAACTTCCAAACGATTTCAGCAATCCTTCAGGGAAAGGTGAAGTCGCGCAATGCGGCCCTGCCAGCATCCCCAACTGTCGGTGATATTTACATTGTCAAAAGTGATGATGGCACCAATCCCAACAAGATCGCAATTTGGGATTCATACAACGGCGGTGCCCTTGCTTGGCAATATCTTACGCCGCAGGCCGGATGGTCCATCTACATCGCAGATGAAGGGGCCAACGTCGTATGGAACGGCACCGCTTGGCGTCCTCAGGGCGGATATGACATCAGCACTTTTGTCTCAGGTTCGTTCCTCGCAAGTGAGAGTGTTCAGCGTCATGTGGCGGCTCGGGCGTTTAACATTCCTGCATCCCTTAGTGGAACTACGGTTGCCGCAATGGTCGCCACCACAGCGACTTTCGCCCTGTCTGTGAAAAAGAACGGGACTTCTTTTGGCACGATCACCTTTAATAGCAACGGTTCGATTGCCCTCTCAGGCTCGTCAACCAACTTCGCTGCGGGTGACGTGTTGAGCATTGAAGCCCCAGCAACGCCCGACACGACACTCTCTAATGTTTCCATTACTCTGAAAGGGAAACTGGTATGACCATCCTATTCGCAGCTAACTCAGCAGCAGCTTTTGACTATTCGCAAAGTCTGGAACGCAGCACCAACTCTAACTTTCGGGACACTACAAACGGTGCTGGTGGGGGTGTATTAGGTGTGCCTAGTAACACGGGATTTGCACAACGGGACTTAGAGAATCCAATCATGGAAGGTTGGCTTCATGGTATGTTTCACCTCCCAACGCCCATCGTGGCCAGCAACCGACCGTTTTTGGTTTTTTATGATCAGAACGGTCAAACGCTGTTTTCGATCTTACGTAACGATCAGAACACATACGCCCAAATCAACACTGGTCCGTCTACCACAGTGAACGGCCCAAACGGCCAATTCTCTTCAGCGGCCCTTATAGCTTTGGACATCAACTTCAAGCTACACGCGACGACGGGCTTCATTAAGATTTATGCCAGCAACATTCTAATCGCCAGCTACTCGGGTAACACTGAGTTCTTCGGTTCTGGTGGTGTGGCGGCTTTTCGGATCAAAGAATACTCGCAGTATTCTACGGGCTGGTTTTCTGAGATCATTTTCGCGGACGAAGACACTCGCGGCATGAAGGTCAAGACCATGTTCGGTGACGCGGTTGGAACTGACTCGGGCTTCACTGGCACTTTCAGTGATGTTTCAGGCTCACTTCTACATCAGGACACAACCGCCCTAACGACTGAAACGGCGGATGTCATCACCACGTTCAACTTGGCCGCACCACCCGTCCCATCGACTTCCATCAAGGGCGTCTTTGTGAGTGTGCGCGGATCACGCGGCACTACCGGACCTCAGGCCATTAATGCGGCCCTGCGGACAGGCGGTGTGACTTACCACTCAGCAAACAAACCCCTTGACGCAATCCTGAAGTCTCGGGTGTTTACCTTCCCCACTAATCCGGGAACGGGCCTCGCATGGACGACGGCGGAACTTACGGCCCTTGAGGCAGGCGTTCGGAGTCGGGCATGACATCAACTGTAAATCAAGTTGAAACCACCTATGTCACTGGGACACCCAATAAGTCGCGGGTGTCCCAGTTGGAAACTGCATATGTCAGTGGCACCCCAAACCTGAATCGAGCCACTCAAATAGAGGTGGTCTATGTTATGATGGATCCATCATTTGGGACTAAGGCCCGCCGCGTGACTTCGCTCATGGTCGGTGACATCGGCTCAGCCATTTAATCAAGGAACAGAATATGCGAACGCCAACCTATGAAGTGAACAACCTCGACTGGACCGAAGTTGCTTCAGGTGCAACCAGCGTGACAGTCCAACTGCTGAGCAACGGGCCGGTCTACTTGATCGCAACCGATGCTACGGGCTTTGAAGCATATCCCGCCCCCAATGAGCGCGGCATGATGATGTCTCGCACCGGCCCAGATCCCGTCGCCATCTCGGTAAATGACATCCCTAAAGGTGGGACAGTTTGGTTGCGATCGACGCAATCCGATGAAAGCAATACCGTCGCGGTCCTAACTGTCGGTGAAGTTGATTTTGGCGGCGGTGGTTTTGGCGGCGGTAGCGGCGGCGATGGTAGCGGTAATGATGGACCTATTGGAGATGCAGGATGATCAAATACGGTGATTTTGTCGGGCCTGCAAAAGCCCTTGAGTCCGTGGACTTCACCCGCATCGGTCATGGTATCGGTGTGGGTGAAGATGAGATCCATGCGTTCGCTGATGTGGAAGCAGGGGGTAAGCCGTTTGATAGCTTCAATCGGCCAGCGATGCTTTTTGAGCCGCACAAATTCTATGCCTTCACCTCGGGTGCAATCCGCCAAACGGCTGTTGAACAGGGTTTGGCCTATCCAAATTGGATGCCGGGTAATTACCCTTCGGACTCCTATCCCCGCCTTTACGCCGCCTTTAAACTCGCACCTGAAGCTGCTTTACGGGCTTGTTCTTGGGGTGCAGGGCAGATCCTTGGTGACAACCATCGCATGATCGGCTTCACTAGCGTTTATCAAATGGTAAACGCTTTCTGTGAGGATGCTGATGCACACATCAAGGGTATGGCCGACTTCATCGTCGCCGCAGGTATTGATGATGAACTGCGCAACATCGCCTTCCTTGACCGGCCCACCACGGCAACAGACTGCATCCCAATCGTCATTGTCTACAACGGCCCCGGCTACAAATCGAACAACTATCACACCAAGCTGGCCCAGCGTCACAACTTCTGGCGCGGGATCCCTGATACGTTGTTCAGTGAGGAAGAAGCAGGCTTCCAGATCATGGCGGTGGGGAGTGTCGGCGCTAAGGTCAAGACGGCGCAGGAGTCATTGCTGATGCTGGGTCATGACCCCAAGGGGATTGACGGTAAGTTCGGCGGTAACACTCGGGCCGCAGTCATGGGCTTCCAATCGAAAGCGGTCGTCCCTGTCACCGGCATCATCGACCTCGACACCTATCAGCGTCTTGTGAAGGCCGCGAATCCGATGATGACATGTGGACCAATCGCATGATACGACTTTTGACATCCCCGATAGCCCGCGCAATCGCCCTGCTGGTCATCGGGGGTGCCATCATCCTCGGTGTTCAGATGCGGTCGTATCAGAGCGGATATGCCGCAGGGCGGGCCAACATCGAGTCTCAGGTGGCCTCGGCCCGCGATGAAGAGCGGGAACGGATGGCTGGTGTTGTGCGTTTGACGGTGGAAAGGGCGAACCAACGGGCTGATGCAGCAAGCGTCCGCGCCCTCGAACTCAAGGACAAGACCGATGAACTTCTATCCGAAGTCGCCAAGCAGAACCTTTCCTGCGCTTTGCCTGATGATCTTGTCCGCCGGTTGCGGGACATCCAGTAACCTTCAGATCCAATCCGAACGGCCCGACCTTCCACCCCTGCCAGATCGAATTGTGCAGGGGTGCCCTGATATTCCCATCACCGGTGACGCGATCACTGATCTAGTTAAGCATCGCCAAGGTTACGCAGGGTGTAAAACCCTGCAACGGGAAGGTGTAGACTTCTATTCGGATTTAATGTCCGGTATAGAAGGGGCTAAATCATGACCTTCGCGGAACAGGAACCTGCCCGAATGGATTATCAATACCTACCCGCGATCATGACTGCCATTACAGGCATCTTCATTACATTCGGCGCTGGGGCCAAATGGATGATCAGTCGCCAAGACGCCAAGGCCCAGATAGAGCGTGAACGGCAAGACTCCGAACGCATGAAATTGGAACTCATGATGACCCAGCGCATCGCATCCCTTGAGACAACCATCGGTGCCCAGAAGGAAGAGATCGACCGTATGCGCGGCCAGATCGCATCCTATTCCCGCCACGTCGGTGTTCTTGAAGGTATCCTTGTCGCCAAGGGCATTGAAGTTCCTCGGGTGCCGGGGGCGCTGATTAATGACCACCCATAAGCCCCGAGATGCAAATCGAGTCCTGAACATGATGCTGGTGCCCGCTGTTGCCATATTCGTTGTCAGCTTGGGCGTCACCACGAACACTATCGTAAAAATGAATGAAGCTGCCATCGAACGGTATCTGAAGCCCGCAATATCAGACTTCACATTTCGTGATTGGGAACAGGCTGAAGATGGCACATGGTCGGCGGTGATGTATATCTACAAGCATCGTGCTGAATGTATCTATGTAAAAGATCAGATCCCGACCGTGAATAGTGTCACCGTGGATGGCACCTTCGTGGAATCTCTGGTTGAATTTATTGATGATGAAAGCCCCGGCAACAGTCGGAATGTTGGATGGCAACGCCTCGACAATCGGGTGAGCATCACCAGCAAAGACTTCATCGCCGGTATGGTCCTGAGTGGATCTTTCGCTCACAACTGCGGCAAGATGATCCCAACCGTTACGCCCTTCGACGGCATCGTGATCGGGGTGGACATGGATTATCCGGCGTTCGTCCTAGATTGGATGAACGCCGGTATGGTTGGAAGCCCCGCCGACTATCGCTGAGGCTGATGATAGAAGTGGGTAAAGTCTTCGTCACCGTGGCGATCGTGACAATGCCCATGCTGAGTTAAGAAGATGTTGCGCATGAATTGGAACGCGGGGTGCCATGCCTCGCGTTCTTCGTCTGTCAGGCTATGTGTCAGCCCCTCACCCATCTCGACCAACTCGCCGCAGCGGTAGCATTTGCCGCTATACTGATTGGTGCGGTGCTGGATCATAGAGTCACACCCACATAGATCGCTGTGCCAATAACGCAGGTCCAATAGATGATGCGGAATAGGCTTGCCAGCATCGGGGTCTTTTTCTTGAACTCTTCCCGATCGCAGTTCGGTGGCAGGGTATCGTTCGTGTCAAAAGTCTTGCCACAGTCATTGCAAATTCTGGTGTCACCGAAGACATCGACGTTTCCATGTGGGCTGTATTCCATCAGATCAATCCTTCATCTGCTGCTGTTAGCGTCCGTCGTGGACGGTGGGATTCCATACGCTGTTTGGCAATGTTATAGTATAACACATCCGCCTCGACGCCAATGAATTGACGCCCGCAGTCGATAGCGGCAACGCCCGTGGATCCGGCACCCATGAAGAGGTCAAACACCACATCACCGGGCTTGGATGAGTTTTCGATATAGGTCTTCATCAGGCTGACCGGCTTAGCAGTCGGGTGGGGTTTAGGGGAAGTTGGGTTCGGCCAATCAAGCGGGTGATCACCGAAGACCGCCGCCGTCTTGCTGCCCTTATTCATAATCGAAAAGGCGGGACCTTTGCGCATGAACAGGGTGTATTCGACGTTCTTCATATACCAGCGGTTGGGCGTCACGTTGTTCTTGATCCACGGCAGAAGATTGTGGACCTCAAAACCTTCCCGCTGAACGACATCCAGCAGGCCGTCACGCAGGCCCAACAGGTTGCACATCATGTAGACATGGGCCTGAGGCTTCAGGACGCGCCACAGATCGGGCAGGTATTCTTCGGGCGGGATGTCGTTCATCTCGAACACCCGGCCATCGTTCTTGGTGAGCATACCGCCGGGGCGTTCCCAGTTACCGGACTCACCATCGTTCGACCCGCCCGAGATCGTCGGGTAGGGTGGATCAAAAACGGCGAGATCTACGGACTCATCGGGCATATCCAGAAGGTGGGACATGATGTCGGTGTTAAAGATCTGAAACATGGTGGTCCTTAGATAAAGTCGTCGGTGCAGGGCCGCTTGGCCATATGTGCCTCAATGGCGACGATTGAATTGAAGGCGCTGGTGAAAGCGGCACCGGGGGAATCACCCTTTCCAAAGCGATATGGTGAGATCCCCATCCTATCCGCATAGATCGCGCAATAGAAGGATGTGCCCTCACCAAAATCCCCGATCACCACCTTCGTCAACCAACCGGCCTTCATCAACCGGTCGTAAAGCTGGATGAACGGCTTCAGGTCAGATGACATCATCGTCGCGCCGCCGTGCCTTTGCCTTGGGTGCGGGTTTGGCCGGTTCGGCATCCAGATCCGCCGCCATCGCTGACGGAATGGATGTCAGGATGTTCTCAAGGACAGTGGACGCCTCGCCCGAGTTCGAGAAGCGCATCGGGTGTTCACCGAAGGCATCATGGAAAACGGCACATTGCACCTTGCCAGACTCACGATCGCCGGTCAGGACGATCGTGGTGCCAAGGGATCCGGCAAATAGGCCATCAAGCATTGCGCCGATATTTGGTTTGCGGGCCATCAGGTTTATTCCCCTGTCTCGTGGTAGGTCGGGATTTTACGCCCTCGCGCCGTGCCACCGGTATTGAATTTTGCCAATCGTCCTGCAATCCGTTCCATGCCACCCATGAAGCTGCGGGCCGGATGCTGAAACATGTC